TTGGAATATCATACTCACCAGCAACACCACGAAGGTCTTCGTAGATGTCATTCAATTCCAATCTCTTATCACCAGCCTTCGATGGACGAATCAAGTCAGCATAATCAAGAACAATCATGTCTGGCTTTTTTCCCTGAGAAATACATTTTTCTATGTGTGATGTGATAGTAGTTATCGAGGCAGTTCTCGTAGGGTAATACTTGATGATGAGATTGCCTTCGAGTCCTTCCATTGCTTCTTGGATTCGTTCACGAGAATGTTCTTCTTGTAGATTTTGGAATGGAATCTTTGTAAGGTAAGCATCAATACGTCTACCAACATAGAAGGCGTTCAATTCAAGTGTATAGTAAATAACCGTCTTACCTTGTTTTACCGCGTTAGCAGCAACGTTGATAAGACCCCAACTCTTACCACCACCGGCAGGGGCAACTACAACACCCAACTCACCACCAGCAAGACCACCTGACATAATATCGTTGATAACGTCCCAGTTTGTTGCAACACAACTACGGGCACCTTCTGAATATCGTTCTTCTATTTGGTCTTTGTATTCGTGACCAACGTCTTTATCTGCACCAGCTTTGAGTGCAGAGTCAACCTTCTTCTTGATTGCATCGAACTTACCAGCTTTCAAAAGGTCAACAGATTCAAGGATGGCAACTTTCATCTTTTGATTCTTACAGAACTCAATCGTTTCATTCTTGACGTATTCCAAATCAGGAGAGTTTTGAAGTCGAAGTGCTTCCTTCAATCCATCAACGATAGAAGTTCTTAGGAGTTTATCTTCAACAGGAACAAGAAGTGATTTGAACACTTCTGGTGTTGGTGCAGATTTATATTGGGTATGGTATTTTAGAATCTTATCTACCAACCAATTGTTTGCCTGTGATTCAAAGTAAGCCGGTTCCAACAAATCAGAAGTTTGTTGTAGGAATCCTCTATCTGAAATGAGAGATGAAATTACTTTTGTTTGGAAGGTGTGCCCATATTCGGACAAATTATCCTGCATACTTCTCCCGTAGGGAATTTAGATTACTGAAATTGTTTTGGAGCCATTCATCCCAATTCGTTATTACACCACGAAGTTTATCTTGAAGACACATTGTTTCAAGTTGAATCTTATTTAGACCACCAATCTCTCCGTCAACCATACCACGTATGTTTGACTTTGTTGAAGATGGAATATCAACGTCTAACAATTGCATCAACTGATAATTTCTTTCTAGGTTAGGAATGTTTTGTTTTAGTTCTGTCATAACTTTGGCTTTACCATCATACAATTTACAACTTTCTATGAACTCTTCCAAAGGAATTCTTCTCGATTCTGCTAATTGTGGAAAGTGTTTTTGAATTGTCTTATCTCCCATACCACGGATTCCTGGAATGGAGTCGGAGTTATCACCAAGTAGAGCTTTGTAGATGGTGAAATTTTCACACGAGATTCCATACTCCTCTACCAAGTTTTGAGGGTTATACATTTTCTTTTTAGTAGGAACATAAACATTTACATTCTCTGAAACCAATTGGAGAAAATCTCGGTCATTGGATAGGATGTAAACCTTTTCCTTGAAGTAGGATGCCAAATAAGCGATAACATCGTCAGCTTCAATATGGTCAACCACGATTGTTGTGAGTGGAAGATTTTGGAGGTATTCGTAAAGACGAACCATCTGCCATTTCATGGATGCCTGTTCGTCAGCTAAATCTTCAAATCCAACTGCACGATTGAGACGGGACTTGATTGCCCGACGTTCCTTGTAGTTATCAAAGATTTTACGTCTACGATGTGAACCACCCTTACCATCAAAGACAACTACAACTCTCGTAGGTTTTACCATACGAATTGTGGCACCAAGTGATTTCATAAATCCTGAAAGTCCACCGACGTGTTGACCATCTTCGTTGAGTGTTGGAATTGCGGAGAATACACGGATGAAAAGATTGGTTCCATCCACTACGAGAACCCTACTATCTCGGTGGAGATTATCTGCGTTTTTGTGTTCTTCTTCTACTTCTTTGAGTAGGTCTTTGTATTTCCGAATCATCATAATGTATTCCGTGTGAATTTGAATGGACTACAATATATGAAATTTTCGGGAGATTTCCAAATGAAAAAGGGAACCGAAGTTCCCTTTGAAGTTTTACAGAAGATTTTTTCTCTTCCTTACTGATTCTTTCATTTGTTTCACATCACGTTGTATAGATTGTAATTCAGATGATGTTGGTTCTATTGCTTTCAGAACGGCATCTCTAACATCAGCTTTATATCTTTCTGGACTACCGAACTTATCACCAGCGAATGTATCTTTGCCAGGCATTGATGCCATGAACTTCTTATTCATTCCAGTTTTTCTCATTACAAGTGTAAATCTATCACGTATTTTATTTTCAAGTCCACGAATCTCATCTTTCAATTCCTGTTCCTTTTTAGAAAGGGCTTTACGAATTTCAGGAGAACCTTTACTATACTTCTTGACAGAACCGTATTGTTTTTGTATTTCTTTGATTTCGTCATTTATTTTTCGGATGTTTGCCATATGTGCATTTATTGGTGCGTCTTTTGAAAAGATAGGAATCAACTCGTCAATAATTGGTTTCAATTTTTCATCAGAGTATTTAGATTGAAAATACTTTCTCAATAAGTTATCCAATGAACCAATACCTATTGCTGCACCGAGAGCGGCAAGTAATACAGGAACTACCCATCCCTGTCCTGTTGCAATAAGAATAGCGGCAGCTTTACCAGCGGCAAGTGGTAATAAGAATAAAGTTTCTGCGTGGTCTTCTATTTTGTCAACAATCTTTGACCAAATATTGTATAACACACCTTCGTTCAGATTCTGTTTATTTTCATTACGAATCTGACGTAATACTTCTTCGGCTTCGTTGAGTAGTTCTTTTCTACTTGACAATTTCACGTTTGACTCCGATTACTTCATCTTTTTCAAGTCGTTCAATTTTATCTACCAATCATTTTTAAAAGTCTTTCGGTTTCTTTCATTAGTTTACCTATGGATTTTCCTTGTCTGTTTATTCCAAATACACCTTTAACAAATTCTGACATTTGTGAATTTGTCAATGAATTTCCACCTTCACTATCTTCCAAAGATGCTCTCATTTTCTTTATAGTTGATGAAGAAGTGTTCAGTTCTTCAATTGAATCTTCTGTTAAATTGAGTATAACACCGATCAATTGCTTTATTCTATTTACTTCTTCTGTGGTATAGACATAGTTAGAACCCTGTTTCTTGAATTCTTTTAATACCTTTGATGCTTCGGCGAGCAATTCTTTTCTAGTTGATAATTTCATTTTGGACTCCAAAAAAAAAAAATACTTTGGTTTATATGATATAAATATGGTACACAAAAAAAAAATAACAAATTTTCGGGAGATTTCCAAATGAAAAAGGGAACCGAAGTTCCCTTTGAAGTTTTACAGAAGATTGTGTCTCTTCCTTATGGACTCTTCCATTTTTTTAGCATCTTTGTTGATAGAATCTATTTCAGCATCGGATACATAGATTGCCCCAGCTATTCTATCTTTCACTATACGCTTGTAATAATCTGGACTCAATTCGCCTGCATATGAATATGGATCAATATTGAACATGGCCTTTACAAATTTTTCGTTCCCACCGTATTTGTTCATTACAGTATTTATTCTAGCTTTTATTTTTTTGTTTATCTCATATACCTGCAATTCTAGCTCCGCCTTCTTTTTATTCAATTCTTTACGAATATCTGGGGCACCTCTGCTTCCTTTTTTTACAGATGCGTGATCGGCTTCTATTTTTCGTATCTCATCATTTATCTTTTTTATGTTGATCGCATGATTATAGAGTGGCTTGTCTTGTGAAACAGCTCGCATCATTTCATCAATTATTGGTTGTAGTTCTTTATCGAAAAATCTGTTTTGAAAATATTTCCTCAAAAAAACATCAATACCCATTCCAGCACCGGCGGCGGCAATTGCAGCGAATAAAAACAATGAAAGGCCAGGATATTCCGATGCATTCCCTGACCTACCAAGACCAGCCATCAATACACCAATCGTTCCTGCTGCAAATGGTAATTTGTCTGCAATCTTTGACCAAATACTGTATAACAAACCTTCGTTCAGATTTTGTTTATTTTCATTACGAATCTGACGTAATACGTCGTCGGCTTCTTTCAGTAGTTGTTTTCTACTTGATAATTTCATTTTGGACTCCGATTACTTCATCTTTTTGATGTCAGATTCAACTGCCCTGATAATTCTTTCAATTTCAGGAAGTACCGATTCCAATTGTTTGAGTTCACGAATAGTCGCCTTTACGTTTGAAATTACAAGACGTAATGGATAGATTGACTCATCAGCAGCTTTTGCAAACTTCTTTGCATCCTTTGGCGGCGCGCCGTGTTGTATTTCAAGATAGCGGAAGAAATTTTCAACGTCATCATCATACTTTTCGAGCAAATCTTCATGAATTACAATTGCAATGGCATCTTCCATCCAATGTTTTACTTTTTCAACATCACGTTGTGGAACAGCAGCTTCATTTAGTGATTTTCTGATTTCTGTAAGTTTCATTTCTGATTCTTTCAGAAGTTCTTTTCTACTTGATAATTTCATTTTGGACTCCAAAAAAAATACTTTGGTTATATGATATAAATAT